TATAACCATGATCTAATGCATAACGAGCTGCATGTTCATGATTCTTTTGATTGGCATCCATATTAAATAGATCCTTTTCCCACCAAGATACAACTTCATCTACAGTAGATCGTTCTTCTAGATCCATCTTATTCTTACCGGCTCTAATGGCCTTAGCCTTTTCTGGCTCTTTATTATAGATGTTCATAGGTGAGATGTAGATATCACGACCAGTCTCTTTATGCCATTCATGAGCCCAATCAGGAATAGATTGATATGGAGAATCAAATTCGTCTTGATCTTCTACAATGAATTTTAGACAATCAGCACGAGCCAATGTATCCTTATTGGGTTCCATATACTTTGTAGGAATATAACGCTTAAAGCCTAATGAGATATCAACCTTCTCATTACACTTAGGAGAGATTACTACAGTAGTACGATCTGGTACATCAGGAGCAAATACACCATTAGACTCGATCTGTGTGGCTCCAAACTTCTCGGATGCATATTCTAATAGAGGTTTAATCTTCTGCAGAGATGGCTCTCCACCAGTAACAACAAATACCATACGATCCCAAATACCTTCAGGTACATTATTGTCATAATACTTTTCTACTTCTAGTACACCGGCCGATACAACTTCTTCGACGGTCATCCAATCACCATCATCAAAGAATGCATCGCACCAAGAACAACCAAGATTACATTTAGCTAGACGAACAAACAATGCAGGCATACCACGATATGGACCTTCTCCCTGCATAGTATAAAAAACACTAGTGACAAATAACTTGTCACCAGCATCTTCGAAATATTTTTTTCCTACGATTTCATTTAGACCAAACATACATCACCCATAATAGATTGCGGAGTTAGAACCATGTTCCATACACTCTACAGATAATACCCAACAACGGTTATCTGTCATTTCTCTTACTAGCTTATCTGCAAAGTCATATGCATGCTTAGCAAACATTTCAACTCCTACACCATTAAGAATAGTTAGGTCTGCAACACCGGCATATTTTAGTGTCTCAAAGTGATGCATCATTGGATCATTTTCATCCAATACTACCTTATGATCAAATGTATCCTCTAGCCATTTTTTCAGGGGTTTAAGACCGCCAAAGTCCACAACCCAATTGCGTTCATCAAGCTCTGCTGCTTGGAATGTAAAACGAAATCCAAGACTATAGCCGTGTAGAAATTTACAATGTGAATGTGCTTTTGGTTGTCGGAAGCACGCCGATAGACCAATACTGTGGCCGTATGTCTTTGTTGATTGATATGGCATTATAATAATGTTCCTTCATAATGTGGATCTATTTTCTTAATTCCTAGAGCCCAGTTCTCAGCTGCATCTTCTACATAGCGCAAAGACTTACCTTTGAATTCTTCTGTGTGAAACCACTTTGCAGCATCTTTTTTATAATACTTAATATAAAAGAATTCTTCTTTATAGTCAACATGTATTTCACAATATTCTGATTCATCATCTTTGTAAAATGTAGATAGATGTTTACCCATTTAGCCCTCCTAATTGTATAACGGATTATAAAACATTTTTTCTTTCTTGGCAAGTAAGTATGCCTTTTTATCTGGATCGTCAACCAACAGCGATGCCTTAAAGTTATGAGCAGCTATGTCCTTATCGTCTAATTCTCTTATTTCGGCCTCTGGGCGGCTTTCTTCTTTCTTTTGTAAGATCCATTGAGCCAGAGGAGTGTCAGCTGGAATGGCACTTCCTTTCTCCATAGCTATAAACAAATTAAGAAAATGGGCCCCTGTCTCACCATCTAATATTCCTGGAAATGTATAAAACCTACTTGTATGATATAGAACAGGTAAACACAAAAGATTATAACCGGGAGGAATATATACCGTCCAATCAGAGTTATATTTTATCATATCATATTTATTTGTATCTAGGTCATAATGCTTTAAAAACAAATGTATAGCTGGATCATTATCATGTTCATAATCTTGTTGATTAATTGTTTTATGAGATTTTAGAATCCAGCCCTGTTGTTTATACCTGCCCATTGCCTGACACCTAGAAGGATGAAAGTCATTTCCAAATTCTGCACTATTATCATTAAGATCCTGCATCATCCGTTGCATAACAACTGGCTGCTCAGAATATGCCGGAACAAGAGAGTTAGTATAAGTAATATTGCTAGGTTTACAAAAAATTATTTTAGTCATCAGATACAAAATCTATTGCTTTGGGATAGATATGACTAATAGCCTTTGCTACTTCGATGGCCAGTTCCATATGTTCTTTTTGTGTCCCATTTGCAGAACGTAACTCGATATAATGAATCCAACTACGAATGGTGCCATTAACGTAGAGCCGACTAACTGTGTTACCTTCTGGCAAGACTGCTCTTGCTTGTTCCTTTGCGATTCCATTTTCTATTGCCCAATTGTATGCCATTTTAGCTGTTTCAATAACAGCCATTTGTTTATTCCACCATTCGTTTTCTAATAATGAATCTTCATTATCAATACTATTCTGGCGGTTCTTAGGATCTTGTAGCCGAGCATCCCTTAAAACAAAATCGCCATCAAGATCGCGAATGTCAGCATACCGCTGAGAAAACTCTTGAAATGAAAAAGAACGATGTCGGAGGATTTGTCTTGCGATGTCTCTGGTTGTTTCGATTTCGATACATGCTGATGCCATTTCGAATGGTGACCAGTGTTTGTGTTTAATGAGGTAGTCAAGTAGCTTTGGTGTTGTTTTGGTGTTAGCCTGGTTCGCTGGATTGGAGACACGGGCGCAATAGGCAATGAGGTCTTGGATGTTATCAAGCCCCTTGAATGCAGGTTCTCCACTGTGGATACGACCGCCGGGTTGGCTATAGGATATAAGCTTTGCATGCATTATTTGCCTTGACCTCGATACTTTTTAAAACCACGCTTCTTACTTTTATTCATACTAGACATCTTTACATTACGTTGACCAATACTGGTCTTTTTATAGTTACGATTAACGGCCATTTTTTCTATTCTCCATATCAATATACAAACATTCCATACTCTGGTTCTTACCAGTTACTAATACAATAGCATCTTCGTATGCATTCTTACAATCTCGTTCTTGTTCATAACTTCCTAAATGATAGAAGTTTATATTCTGTGAAGCGGCTAATTCAAGCCATACTAAAATCCACATACTCTACTCCATTTTAAAATCTGCAAATCTATTATTCATCTCTGATTTGTCAAAGGCGGGTCTATCATCGACAACACCTTCTTCGGGATTCTCTACATCAAACAATCTCATACGAGATCGATCAATACCCAATACAAATCGTTTTTTATTGTTAGGATCATTATATCTATTCTTTAATTGTTTTACCATTACCTGACCAAGAGATTCTAATTCCTCTGATGATATCAATGCAAACATAAGATCAGCAGTTGCTGGTAATCCAAATGATTCAGACGTATCTTCTAATCCAGGATCAGAACTCGTAAAGCCAGAACGAGTAGTCTGAGTAGCAGATACAATAGGCACATCAAATTCTACTGCAAGGCCTCTTAACTCTTCTGCAATAGCCTTAATATATGTGTAAGAGTTAATAGATCCTCCTAGGCCCTTCATTCTACTTGAAGCACATATGTTAAGGTAATCAATAAAGATCATATCAGGTTCGAAATTACGTTTAAGTTTTAACTCATTAAGTAATGCTCTAAAATGACCACAATGTGCAGAACCAGTTGGATACTCTTTAATAATTAATTTACCATTAGTTCTAGATGCAATATCATCTACCTTAGTAGTCAACATCGCTTTAGACACATGTTGCAGTTGATCTAATGGTATGTTAAGTAGGTTAGCATCAATACGTTCTGCTATACGTTCCTCCGCCATTTCCATTGTAATATATAGTACATTTTTACCTTGACTTAATACAGAACCAGCGACATGACACATAAACAAAGATTTACCCACACCTGTACCAGCAAGGCAAATATTAAGAGTTTTATTTGGTAAGCCACCTTTAGTAATAGTATTAAAGTAATCTAAATCAAATGGTATACGATCTTCATCGGCATGATAAAAGTCATATCGAGATTCTACATCTTCAATATAGTCGTGACCTACTGATGGATCAAAGGTAACGGATAGAGCATCTTGTAAAAGTGTAGGCAAAGCATTCTTGGTAAGTGATTTATGTTTACCATCAATAATACTTATACTTTCCATGATAGCATTGTGTATGGCTCTATCCTGACACCACTTCTCTGTAGTATCATATAACCAATCCCCATTAACCTCTTCAACATGAAATATGTTGGGCAGTATTTCAATTGCATGTCTATACTGCTCATCACTAAACTTATCTGATTGATTTATTTCAATCTGAAAGGATTCTAATGATGGAAGTTTATTATATTTGGCTACATACTTAGCCACTTGATTAAATAATTGTTTATAGACTCCTTCAAAATATTCAACCTTTATAAAAGGCAAAACCTTACGCATGTAAGGTTCATTAGTAAGTATATTTCGCAATACTGTTTGTTCGATGTTATGATTCACCAGTCTTTGCCTCTTGTTCAATCATTTGATCTATTATACTAAGTAAAATGTTTCCTGTCAACTGGTGCCATTCTAAATTATTATCATAATCTTCTTCTACGGGACTATAAATTATTTCAGTTGAATAATTAAGGCTCTCACCATTTTCTGCCACTTTGATAGCACCAAAATTAAAAATGGTTTCTGTAAAGTCACCCTGCATTACTCTGATATCCCAACCGTCATTATCATTTGGGATTAATTCATAATGTTCGTTTTCTTTCATGCTTCTACTACAATTTCATCCATATCAACCAAAGACTGATGACCAATAGAATACTGCTTTTTAATAAAATCTTTAAAGTCTGTATTGCTAAAGATCGGATCCCAGAATTCTTTCTCTAGAGTTTGATCATACCTAACCTTGCCACCGATCTCACCAGTCTCCATATCGACCGTTGCATACCAGCCATTGGAAGGTTTAACAACGTACCCACCAGCAAGAGCCACGTCAAGCAGGCCAGAATAACTGCGAACACCACCGTCCCAGGAAACAGTAATAGGAATCTTAGACTTCTCTTTAACATATCTGCTCTTCTCAACATTAATAACAAAGTGATAACCCTGAACCTCCGTGCCTTTCTTATCTTGTTGTCTACCTAAGATCCAAATGTTATCTGCGGAATAATAAATGCCTGTACCGCCTGATACAACAGCCTTAGGAAATAATCCAATCTCTTGATAAGTATGATTAACCGCAAGCATTGGAATATTCTTCATAGTAAGATATGGTGTGCACATGCGGAATAAACCCTTAAGAGCTTTAGCACGAGACATGTCTGCCACTGACTTTTCATTGATAGCATCTTCTAATTCTTTTTTGGATGCTAGGTTACCAATAGAGTCAATAACGACAATTACATCATCCTTACGATCAATTTCTTCTAATTGATTAATAAGATCAAATTTTAATTCTTCTACGTTGGCTACAGGTGTATGTAATACCCTAGCAGGATCAATACCAAATTGTTGAAAGTATGATTGTGGCGAACCAAACTCAGAATCATAAAATAAAATAATAGCATCTTTCTTTGCATTGAGATATGCAGAGGCCATAAGTAAAGCAAAGGATGTCTTAAAGTGTTTAGAAGGTCCTGCCAATACCGTAAGACCAGGTGATACTCCACCATCAACAGATCCTGATAATGCTACGTTGACCATTGGTACATCTGTAGCCACCATATCTTTTTCATTAAAAAATTTAGAATCAGCTAAAACCTCAGTTGTCTTGATCTTGCTGTTCTTCTTCAGTTTGTCCATAATTGACATGTTGTTCAATCTCTCTTGTATCTAGTTCGTAATTGCTTCTATACTCATTATTAATTTTAATAACTTTTTCCAGTAATGTCAACTGATTACTGAATTTTGTAAGTGCTGAAGTGTCTTTAGGAAAACATGCACCTCCAAACCCTTGCTTACCATCAAACCCTGGTACTTTTGTATGTGATGTGCCGATACGTTCATCCAGGCCAATACCTCTCATTATATTAGACCAATTTACTTTGGTACTGCCATATTCTTTAATCATATCATAAAATTGATTAAAGAATGTAACCTTTGTTGCAAGGAATGTATTAATACCATATTTAATAAAAGAGGCTTCTTCAGCAGAACATGATATTGTATTACAAGGTTCGCAAATGGAAAAATTATTATAAATCTGAGAAGCTATATTAACATAAGTTGGATGTCCTCCAAATATCATCATTTGAGGATTTACAAATTGTTCGTTAGCATTTTTTTCTGTAAGGAATTCGGGATTATATACTACATTTTCATACTGACCAAATCCAAATTCCTTTACAACGTCTGGTGGGGCGGTTGATTTAACTATAACAAGGGTACCTAAGGTCTGGTGCTTTTCCATTTTTTGATTAATTTTTTTTATAGTTTGAGTTAATAATGAACTATCTACATACCCAATGGGTCCTGACGGGTATGTAGTTAATAATGAACTATCTACATACCCGTCAGGACCCATTGGGGTGGGAACACAAACAAAGTATGCTAAAATACTAGGATCCTCGTGTAACCTAAAAGGTTCAAGTCTATCGTATTGATAAGGAGGTTTAAAATCATATTTTGGATCAACAATAATTTTTTCAATATTAGGATGGGTAAATCCATAATCAACAGCCTTACCAACAAAGCCATGACCAATAATTACAATTTTCTTTTTATTCATTCTAGGCCTCCGATATCCTTCATTAATTCTATACCATGTACACGTTCACGTAAGTCACTTGTAGAGAATCTATGATCTCTTTTATTATAGTATATTTCTATACCTCTAGCAGAACAAATGGCTCTGCCCGTAAATTTACCATGTTTGTATTCTTCACCAATAATTCTAACATTAATATTAAATAATTGCAAGATGTCTTCTACATCTTTTTCATTTTGGTATGGTATGATTTCATCAACGTATTTGACGCCCTGTAGTTGTGTCCAACGTTCTACTAATGTTTGTACAGGTTTATTCTTTTCCGGTCTATCAATTGATGGGTCAACCTGAATACAACAGATTAGATGATCACATACTGTTTTGGCTTCTCTAAGCATTGATACATGACCTGCATGT